GAGTTCGGCAAACGTTTCAATGTTTGGGACTGCTCTGTATCCAAATTAAGGAACGGACACCCTGCTGTTTTTCCTTACCAACTTGCTCATGATCATATATTAAGTTGGAGCAACGAAGGCGACATAGTATTAGACCCATTTATGGGCAGCGGGACGACCGGCGTAGCCTGTGTTAATCTTGACCGTAATTTTATCGGCATCGAACTTGACCAAGGATATTTTGAAATAGCAGAAAAACGAATTAAAGAAGCACAAGATAAACGAGAAAGTCAATTATTTTAAGAGGAATTTATATGAGTTTAGCAGATAGACTATTAAAAGCTGGCGCAAAAGGTAACAGCGCCAGCATGTTAAAGAAATCAAGGTTTTTTAATGAAGACATTGGTATCCCTACCAGCGTATATTCTCTAAATATTGCTCTTAGCGGGTGATATATAATTTAATTCCCTTATAAATATTATTAGTGAGGTAGCTCCTTACTTATAAATTAAACAGCACATATAATGGAATTTTCAATGAACTACGAACTTCTGCACGATGTTATTATAGACAGAGCTAGAGATAGAACGTATAATAACCTAATTCATCATAAACACCATATCATACCAATTCACGAAGATTCAAATTCGATAGAAACAGTGCCTTTAACATTCAAAGAGCATTATGTGATTCATCATCTTCGCTGGAAAATGACAAACACTTTAGGAAACCAATTAGCTTACAAAATCATGAAAGGGATAGGTAGTAGAGATGTTCAACAATATATTCAAATAGAGGGGGGGAATCTAGGTGGAAGAGTAACTAAAGATAATAATCTAGGAATATTTAGTGATAATTATGACCGAGGCGCACAAACTAGGTTAAATTGGTCTAATGGAATTATGGATCATCTTGATTTTTATAATATGGGTAAGCTTGGCGGGGCTTCGACTAGAAAAAATAAATCTGGTATATTTAGAGAAGATTTGCAGCATCTTCGTTCCGAATGGGCTACAATTGGAGCCTTAGCATTAAATGAGTCTGGAAATAGAGGCGGTTATTGTTCCAAGCAATGGATGCAAGATAACAAAGATCAACAAAGTATTAATTGTTCAAAAGGCGGCAAGATTGGTGGAAAGAAAGTTGGTTCTATGTTATGGTGGAATGATGGAATAAAAAACACTAAAAGTGTTGAATGTCCTAGCCCAAATCATGTTAGAGGGTGTTTAGAGTCAGAAAAGAAAAGAAAATCAAGAATTGAAAATCTTTCCAAAAAGGAATTAAAATGAATTTACTAGAAAAAATGAAAAAGGCTGGTTCCATTACTGGCATCCAAACACTAGCAGAATCAAGCTTGTTTAATATGAGAGATACCATCCCTACAGATATACCCATAATCAATATGGCGTTTAGTGGTTATCTTGATGGTGGTATATCAACTGGTTTAACTGTATTTTCTGGTGAAAGTAAAACTTTTAAGACTATGCTTTCTCTTTACTGCCTAAAAGCGTATCAAGATAAGTACCCAGAATCAGTTTGTTTGTTTTATGATTGTGAATTTGGTGTAACTCCAGAATATCTTACTTCGTTTGGTTTGGATGTGGATAGAATTCTACATATTCCAGTAGAACATGTTGAAGAATTAAAATTTGATATTGTTAAACGAATGGAAGATGTAAAGAGAGGTGATCGCGTATTTGTTCTTTTAGATTCTTTGGGAAACCTTGCTTCTAAAAAGGAAGTTGATGATGCTTTGGATGCTAAAAGTGTTGCTGATATGAGCCGAGCAAAAGCTATTCGTAGTTTGCTTAGAATCACTACACCACATTTAACAGCAAAAGACATTCCGTTTATAATGATCAATCACGTCTACAAAACGCAAGAATTGTATTCAAAGGATGTAATTCCGGGCGGAACAGCCGTAACATACTCAGCCAATACTATTTTTGTAATTAGCAAGGCTCAAGAAAAAACGGGAACCGATGTTACTGGATACAAATTTACGCTTAATATAAACAAATCGAGATTTGTCAAAGAAAAGAGTAAATTTCCATTTGTTGTTGATATGGATACTGGTATTAAAAAATACTCGGGTTTGTTGGAAGTTGCTTTGGAAAGTGGTCATGTTGTAAAGCCTTCCAATGGTTGGTATAGCCGAGCATTCTTAGACGAATCTACTGGTGAAATGGTTGTAGAAGAAGAAAAACACAGGGCCAAAGATACCAACGAAGACTCGTTTTGGTTGGATATCATGAATAAAAAAGATTTTAAAGATTTCATATCCGATAGGTATAGGTATGGCTCAATCAGACAGAAAGATGATGATTGGCTTGACCCACACACAGGTGAGTTGGTAGAATAGTTCTCATTATCAGTGTGGCAGGAATCATCTTGCCACACAAAACTAACTACACAGAGGATTAGATGGAATCAATTGAAAATGTAATAATGCGTGGTCTTCTGTTTAACGATGACTACGCTTCAAAGGTCTATCCTTACCTAAAGGATGAATATTTTGATGGTACGATAAAGACTCTTTTTAACTCTTACGCATATCTCTTTGACAAGTACAACAAAAAACCTACCATGGAAGCCTTGCTACTATACTTGCAAAAGCTACCTTTAAACGAGGACGTGTTCAAAGACAGTGTTGGTGTTCTTGAAGAAATCTACAAAAACAGAAAAGAGGTTGTAGACTTTGATTGGTTGGTAGATGAAACAGAAGAGTATTGTTCTGATAAGGCTACCTACAATGCCGTGTATGACAGTATTCAGATTCTTGAGGGCAATGATAAGAAGAGAGATAAACATTTTATTCCAGAGCTTCTAAGCGATGCTATATCAATTGGATTTGATCAGGCATTGGGTTCTGATTACTTTGAGGATGCTGAATCAAGATATGCATATTATACGAATCCAGAATCTAAGTTGGCATTGCCATTAGAGGCATTGCAAATATTGACGAATGGTGGATTGCCGCCTAAGACGCTGAATGTGTTTTTGGCAGGCGTTAACATTGGTAAAAGTTCACTTATGTGTTTTCTTGCAGGGGAATTAGTAAAGCAAGGAAAGAATGTTTTGTATGTTAGTGCGGAAATGAGTGAAGAAGCTCTATATGAACGTATTGATGCAAACCTTTTAGACGTAACAACAGATCAATTAAAGAATCCAGAACTTGATAAAGAATGGTTCTTAGGCAGTCTAAAGAAGTTAAAGCAGCGTGGGGCTGGTCGATACTTTGCAAAAGAATACCCAACATCATCCGCTCATGCTGGACACATTAAACAATTACTAAAAGAGTTAAAGCAAAAGAAAAAGTTCAAACCTGATATTATATTTTTGGATTATATCAATATTTTCACAAGCTCAAGATACAAGACATTAAACGGGGTTAATTCTTATTCTTACATCAAAGCAATTTCAGAAGAAATGCGTGGGTTGGCAGTGGAAGAATGCGTTCCTATTGTGTCAGCAACGCAGCTAAATCGTGATGGAATGTCAAGTTTACAACCAGACATGACAAACACATCAGAATCAATGGGGTTGCCAGCCTCTTGCGATTTTATGGCAGCTATTGTAACCAATGAAAACTTGATGGAATTGAATCAGCAGCTTATCATCCAATTGAAAACACGATACGGCGCAAAGACAAGCCAATCAAAATCTCAGTTAGTTGGTATTGACTTTTCAAAGATGCGGTATACTGATATTAATTCTATGGGGGGTTCTGAGCCTGAGTCTAAACCTATGCAAGATGCAAAGAAAACCAAAGCAAAGTTTGAAAAATCAAAAACAGAAGACTGGGTAATGGAATAAATAGTGTTGACACAAAACAAACACACAGGATATAATTCATAATGCAGTCTTTCGATGACTTTTACAAACAAGAAATTCTAGATGAGGCGGATATCAAAGCCGCTATCATGGACAAAGCAAAAACAATGTCAGCAAACATTGTGATGAAAGCAAAAAAAGTGTTTGCTGGTCTTGACTTTGAGCGCAAAGAAACTATGTTCATGCTAGAGACTTTTTTCAAGAAATTAAAAGAGATGCTAAAAACAGAGAAGAGGATTACTGACGAAGACGTGAAACGGGCACTGAAACAACTAGGGGATGTGGGTAAATTCGCTTTGATAGCACCTCTGTTCCTTTTACCGGGAGGCGGAACCACCACAGCAGTATTGTACATGGCAGGCAAGAAGCTATTCAATATCAACATTTTGCCACAGGGACTTGAACAGGTCTTTGAAACCATGTCCAATCTGAAAGAATCACTAGCTCAAATGACGCAACTAAACGAGGGAATTATGCAAGAATTTTCAGAATGGGTTGACAACAAGACAGAAACGAGTAAACTTGACGAATCACTTTCTCGTGTGTATCAACACTTCAACAGTGATCGGCCTATTGGTTTGATGTCAGCTTTCCGTGGTGAATATCCACTGGAAGAAAACACCAAGCGAAATTATGAACTGGCAAAATTGGTTCGTAGTGCTGGATACGGTTTTGTCTGGGTTGACGGTACGTTTATCGAAAACAAAGGAAAATCAAACGAGGAACATGTTTCTGAGGTAAGCTTGATGATCGTTGGAAAAAACGGTCAGGAAGGCTTGAAAGAAGATTTGGTAAGATGGGCTAGACAGTTCGATCAAGATGCTGTAGTATTCAAACCAGAATCCGAACAAAAGATTGCATACCTTATTGGGCAACGTGGAGAAATTCTCAAAACAATGCGAAACCAAAAGTTCGACAGGATTGCTACTGTCTACACACGACTACGCAGAGGAAATCACGCAGGTCGAACTTTTGTTCTTGAAGGTGTTCGTGATCAGAAAGGATTTGCAAGTGCAATGATTGAAAATTCAAAAACTAAACAAGGCGAAATTTAATGAGTTCTGAACAAATTGAAATTAACATCCCTAGCTCAGAAGAGCATCGTAAAGACATTTTCAAAGCAATCGAACAAATGTCTGACGCAATGACTCGAATGAAAGCCGAAGGGGAATACATCAAAGAAACAAAGAAGTTCATCAAAGAGACTTACGAAATTGACCCGAAGTGGATTTCAAAGACCTTGAAAGACTTCCATGATGATAAATTCGATAAGACTGTGAAAGAGTTTGAAGAGTACGAAGCCTTTTATGAAACCATTGTCAACATGAAAAACAATTCTGGTGGAGAATAGCATGGAGCCTGATATTGAAATTCTAAAATTTTTTAAATACGAACATTTACCACAACATCTACAAGAAGTAAGTAGAGATTTCTGTGTCTTGGCCAAAGATATTGACGAAAAATATCCAGACAGTGCAGAAAAGAGCGCAGGTCTGAGAAAGCTTCTAGAATCCAAAGACTGTATTGAGCAGCAATGAGCTAAAAATAAAAAAAA